ACCCATCTCCGAAGAACGACTTTAATCCGCCACTAGGGCGTAAGGTAAAATTTGAGGCTTCTTCTACCACCTCAAAGTACATAGTTTCTTGGCTTAACTCAGTAACCGAACTACCATCCACGTTAAGCAGATTCTTTGTACTCCCTCCGTTTCTTTTAATTGTTATATTTCCACCTGTAACCGTTGTAGATATTTTGAGTGGAATACGTGGGTTGTTCGATAGTGTTGTAATATTAATCAACTGGCCTACGACGCTTGAAGGTGTTATGTAGGATACAGTATCTGTCACTTGGTCTAGTTCTGCTTGCACCGCCGTACTAAGTTTTGACCGGGATATACTTCCATCGGCCACGATACCTAAAACGAAGTTGGCTGCTACCAAGTCGGTATACGCGTTAGCGTCCCCTAGTATATCCGTGCTAAGAGTTGGTAGAACAAGGTCTAGTTCGTCGATTATCCCATTGACTGATATTCTTAGTTCCTCCGGAGAGCTATCCCACCAGTTTTGTAGGTCTTGATACGTAAGCCCCAAGGCCGCGTTAGGGAACCTTGGGAGGTCTGCTATTTTCTTTGCAAATACCATTATTTTGTAGCTATCAAATGCCATTATCGCACCTCGCTTAATATTTGATACGCTATGTCAATAGACTCGAATCCGAAGAAGTCATCCACTACACCGGAGCTCTTGAGTACTATCTGAAAGCGTTGGATATTTCTTGCATCGTCAATCCGTACCTTGAAGTCTTTTGGACTTCTACTTGTATCAAAGGTAAAGTTGCCGAAGTCTACGTTGCCAAAGTCGATTAGGTCCATTCTGTCCTGTTGTACATTGAAGCTATATCCTTCTTCTGTAGCATATTCTGTCGTTATTTGGGCCCGACTGAATGGTTTCATCATGATGTTAACGCCCTGTACTAGCTTCGTCTTGCTGTCCTTGTCGAAGGTTGTAGATATGCCCTTGAAATAAGCGTCTATTACCGCTCCATTGTCATTGTAAGGTAGGCTGTCCGTTTTCTTCTTGAATCGGTATACCATTCCCTCGGAGTCAGAGCCGAATATGAGTTGACCGTCTAGCTCGCACCACGTTATGGCCGGAACAGCGGACCAAGGGTACCACACTGGGACATATCGGCCGGTATTCTCGTCTTTTACTTGGCGGTTATAGTCGCACACCCACACTTTACTTGAGCCGTAGGTTATATACACTTTGCCGTCAAAGTCAATCGCAGCAGCGTGGCCAGAGGCTTTAATCTTAACAAGAGTACTCAGTTCTTCGACGTTTCTTTCATCCCTTACATTTGTACCCATTATACTATAAACGCCGTTATCGCTAACGAACATAGGGTTATTTTCCACAAGCACAATTGAGTCTGCATCGTAGGCTCCTATCGCGTTATTGAGTGGTACCGCCGGGAATCTCGTAACCGTTCTACCGTATGCGTCTGTGGTTATTTCCCATGACCTAAGATATATTGACTTACGTTTGAATACCACCATACGGTCATACTGTACCGCGTAGCCCATCATAGGGTCGTCGTCTCCGCCTATACGGTCATAGTTCGTGTCTGGCCAATACGTTGGGTCAAAAGCTCCAGATAAAGGAAGGCCGGTCCACCAGTCGATATGTGGATAGTCTGGATTTCCTGTTAGGAATACCCTAGAGTCACTGGGGCCGCCATACACTTGGGCGGTAGTGCACTTAGTTATCCGAGTAGAGAAGTTGAATGCCGACTTGACCGGTATAACCTCTAGGTTATTTGTCCCCGCTCCGGGATTGGCAGCTAGAGTTATCACTCCAGTGGTCAAGTTGACCGTATAGCCTGCTGGATTGGCCAACACTACATTGTTAAGTCTTACTTCAAGAAGGCTGTCAAAGGGTGCATGAGCTGCCGTGTAGACCGTGGTACCCGATACCGTCGAGAACTTTTGTCTCCAAGAGCTCGATAGTAAATTGAAGTCCTCTACAACGGTACCACCGCCTGCTGGAGGTGTACCGATATATCTCGTAGGTACGTAGGCGCTAGCCGTAGCACTCGTGAACGTTGTACCGTCGTAGACTAAAAACACAGTACCGTCGAGTATACAAAGCTTATTGCCCAGTGTAAACGAGATAGAATGTCTAAGTCCCGATAGCCCGGTATATGATAAGGCTGGTACATCTCCTAGCGCATCACATGTATAAAGCTTGGTGCCGTGGTGTATTATTTTTCTAATAGCTCCACCTACCATCGTCCATTTGTGAATGCCCAGTATCGGTCCGGCACCTAGCGACGTAGCGAACGCCTTCTCGTAGCCTGTTCGCATTTCTGGTGTTCCTTCATCATCGAGTATGCAATTCATCATGTCAGGTGAGCGTCTAACGTCCCTTGTGGACGTTATGTCCATTCCTTTGAACTCTTTTATAGATAAGGGCTCTACTTGCTTAGGGGTCCGGGTAACTGGTCTAATCATACTTACTCACGACCCTTCTTTGCATCCTGTTGAGCGCTACAACGTTCTCAAAGCTATCAGAGAATAGGCCTAGCCATACTTGGGCTCTAGCCGAGTCATAGTCGGTACCCTCTTCGGATAAAAACTGGTAGTTGGCGTATTGGCAAAGCACTCTAGGGTCTACATATCTCTCGTCGATTGGCAGTACGGTATCTAGTGCCGATAGAAGCAGCTCGGGGTACATCGTCTCATACACAACTGAAACGGTAGTACTCGCATAGCCTCTTACGACGATTGACTCGTCTTGTCTAGTTGTGAAGGTTATCGGCTCCCCCTCAAAAGTGATTAGCGTAATACGTAGGCTAGGGAATGGAAGGACGGTCAATTCAAAGGTCTCGTTCTCTCCGACGAATACATCCGCTGTTCTGCGATACCCTATCTTCTCCCGGGCCACCTTATTGAGCGCATAGTTGAGGCCGCTCATGAGCCTAGTTGCGTAGTCAAGGCCTTTGCCCGAGTAATTGTTGTCTACACGTACCATGACCTTGGTGTTGTATGTGTTTCTAGCGCATTCTTGCAGCGCGTCGTTTAGTGTCATAGCTTAACCTCCATAAAAATAGTTTTGCATTACCGGCTTGTATATGTCCTTGGCCATGCTCTCCGCTATGTTGGACAGATGTCTCTCCTGTGCTGCGTCCTTAGCAGCATTGATATCGTCCACATAGTCGAGTATCGCATCTTGTTTGTTGAGCCAAAACGTGTGCCGTATGTCCTCAAATAGTGCCCTGTCCACATCCTTGTAGTACACGGTCTGGAATAGCCCACCATTGAAGGTTATAACATAAGACTCTCGCTCGAAGTCAAAGTCCACATCGAATCCGTCGTCTATCTCTTTCAAAATAAGTTTAATCTCATAACATTTTGCTGCCATCTTTTATCCTCCTATTTAAAAAAGGAGAGTCCGAGGACCCTCCCTATTACTCGTGGAGACTAACTCCTACGCTTCGTTAATATCTGACAATAGGCCCATTGCATTACGAGCTCCACATCCAAGTTCTGCGTAGCAGTAAAGGATTGCTTCGTAAGCGTCGTAGCCTGAAACTCTTGATAGAATCGCGCCGTCCATGTCCATCCAGTCGAAGTCGGCTAGTTTGTACATTTGAAGCATTGACTCGTCGAGGCCGAAGACTTTACCTATTGGCATGTCTTTGTCTACGATGATTGGAAGGTCCCCGAACATGATTGTTGAGTAGCCACCCTTGAGCTCTTGTTTGTTGGTGATTTGTTTAGTCGTAGTTAGCAACGCTTGGTACGCACGTCTTACACCGTAAGTAGTGTATAGGCCGCTGATAGCACCTTGACCCGCTTGTTCTACATCATCAACTAATCGTTGTAACAGTGTGTCGGAGATTGCTCTGCCTGTACCACTGTTCCCAAGGATAATTGACTTGTGCCATGGGTATGTAGCTACCGCAAGGGTTTGGAACGCGCCGTAGCCTGCTCCGATGTCTGCGTCAGATACGATACCAGTCAATCCCATGAGCTCGATGTTTCTTGCGCCGTTACGATATATCGCATAAGTAGCGCCTGTAGTGATAGCTGCACCAGAGATAACAAAGCTCGTAGCATTAGTGATAGAAACTACTGTACGGTTTACTGCTCCTGTGCCTGTTGTTCCATCCGTCGCTACAATGACGTCGATTGCCATACCAGCTCGTAGTTTAGCTGTTGAGTCAACTACTACCGTAGTACTCGCGGATGTAGTTCCACATGTAGCTAATCGGCCTGTACCATCACCCGCTAACATACGGTTCATGTCGCTCTTAAGGTCACGTGTAACGCCTTTAATTTCAGAGTCTACAGCACGGATGAACGCGCCTTCGTTTGTTCTTGCTGCCTTGATAGCTTGTCCAGTTAACTGGATACGGCCATAAAGGTAGCGCATAGGAACGATTGACTCTTTGTAAGCTTGTTGGCCCGCGGCCATAAGGCTTGCACCTTCTGCTCTAGCACCGATGCCCTCGTTACGGCCATAGTGCATAGGGATTGTGAAGTTCTTACCTGATACTGAATCGAAATCGGTACCGATACGCTTCAAAAGCTCCGTTGCGGAGTTAAGTTGTTCGCGGATTGGGCCGATGTACTGGTCCTTTAAAATCGCGTCTAATGACGAAAGATTTGCTGGCATAATATCCTCCTATTGACGTTGGCCTCGTAGCATTTCTATTGCTGCTTTCCGGGCGTCGTCGAATGTTTTTGGTTTGTGTTCTTGAGGTGTTGACGCTCCTCCGCCTATTTCCACAGGACGTCCTCCACGTCTAACGTTCTCGAGATAGTCTCGAATGATTGTATCCTTTTGTTTCTCGGGGTCCGCCTTCTCTAATAGGTCCGGTAGCAGGTCTGCCGCTACAATAGCTAGGCCTGTCTGCAAATTGGTGTTAGTAGTTTCGGCTATCTCCCGTATGCGCTCGAGATTCTCGGTCACGAACTTGCCTATCTTAGGGTCCGACATTAACGTCTTTTCCTCAGCGGTTATTCGCTCCTTCTTCTCGTATTGCGCTAGCCTGTCCTCGATGGCCTTCTTTTCCATTTCTACTTTCAAGACTTCTGGTGTTTTTCCAGATTTTTCAGCCTCTTCTTCGAGCTCTTCTTGCTCCTGTCTCTCACGTACAAAGGTTAAGTACTCCTCAGTGGACATACCGCTTTGTCTTGCTTGCTTTTCTATAACCGACTTAAACGGGGTATACTCAGCTTCAAGCTTCTTTCGTTCATGGCCTAACCTAGCTGCAAATGCCTTAGCTGGGTCTTTTTCCGGCTCTACTGTTGGTTCTACTGCTGCGGGTTCGGCGTCAACCACTACTTCTTCGCCCGATTCGCTTGGTGACCATAATAGTTTAAACATCTTTTTACCTCCTGCGCGGCGACCGCACTCTTTAACGCCCGAATTATGAACTCATTATACACCCGAAGGTGCTAGGCCACCCGCAACGGCTAGCCTAGGTTATCTAATATGCTAGGGTCTGCTTGTACGGCTGCCTGTTCTTCCGGCGTTAGTGCCCCCAGTACCTTAGCTTGGTCAATCTCTTGCTCCATTGGTTGCATCATTTCCCCCATGACATACTCTAGGTGCTCTTGCACGTGTGCGTCTATGATTGCACGTTGTTCTGGTGCTAGCGCTTCATACTCCATACCTTTACGGAAACGGTTGTGCTGCGCTACGTGGACCTCATGATTGTAGAACTCACGAGTTATAGGAGACATATCTCCTTTGGCCCATAACGAGTTCTCGTTCATAGCCTGTTGTACATCAATCTCGAGAGCGTCGTACATTTCGTCGGTTATACCTACTTCCAAGATACGTACGATTAGGTCCTTGTCTGTTTGAGGGTTAAGTACTCCTAGCTGTATAAGCTCTATGATGTATTGCTTCTTAGCCGCACTGGATAGCTGCGTCAAGCTCATATCGTCCATACGTACGTCGTAGCTAGTCAGCTCCGAGCCTTTAAACTCTAGCACTTCCTGTGCTTTGTTCTTGCCTACAAGGGTGACTGTCCTAGGTGTATCGTACTTGTACTTAATCATTTTTAGTAGGTATGATAGATAGTGCTGCTTGAATCGGCCGTACTTAGCTATCGTAGGACCTAGCTTCGTGTCGTCCTGCTCCTGTAATAGTTGGATGGCCACGCCTGCCGTTACGCCCGGGCTAGTAGCGCCATGGCTTACTTCCTGTTGCCCGGATATAAACATGAACTCCTCGAGACAACGTTCTATATTGCTGTCTACGTCGCTGCCTAGTGACGTTGGCTGCGTCATGACCGGAGGTGCGAAGCCTTTACGATACCATATGACCGAGCCGGGTCTGTTGTCTATCTCGTCGTCTACGCTGCCTACCTCCGCTACCCACTTAGGATTCGCCATAAGGTCCTTGTTTTCAATAGTCTGGCTCCTACTCTTGTTGTACTCACGCTGCACGGGCATGAGCTGCTCTACGATTGACGAGCCGATTATCTTTCCCGGTACATTGATGTGTATGAGTGGGAAAATAGGTACCTCACGCTCGGAGGTATCCTCTTCGCCGAAGCCTATGTCCTCTGCGTAGTATAGCTCCTTGCCATTGGCTGTAGTTATCTGACGGCCTTTTGGGTACTTGTTGCTAGGTTTTTCCCAACACTCCTTGACCACAACGCAATCAACTGCCTTGACCGATGATGCTATGAAGCCCGTAGAGCCTGACGTCAAGGACGCTAGCTTGCCTGCGTATACGCTGCTTTGTGTTAGGCCGTCCTCTGCCTCCACATCTACACCGTACATATCTTTAACATACTCTACCGTACGTTGGCGCTCATGCACATACCATCTAGCCTGCTCCCACTTGCTAGCCGACTTGTCCCACTTGAGCTCGAATAGGTTTAGGACCTCGATGTCTGCATCACCTTGTTTGATTTGCTTTCCATCTTCTGTAGCTATGATAACGCCCTTGTTAGGGTTCCACACTGGTTTAACGAAGCCTATACGTGTGACTAGTGTCCACATAATGGCCTCTTCATCGATTTCCTGTAGTTTGAGGTCGTACTCTAACCACTCTACCACCTTCTCGGCAAGGCGTGCTGCGCGCACATCTGCATCCTCGGTCGTAGCTGGTATGACCTTCTTTGTTAGTTTGTTACGCATTACCTTGGCTAGCTCCGTACGCACTGAGGGCATGATGCGATTCGCCACGTACTGCACTTGGTAGTCCTCCTTTGGTAGAGGTACTATCGTCTTGGTCTGTTTGTTCATAGCTATCCACTGATTACCGGTGTAGTAGGCTAGCTGCTTATACGAGTTGATGTCCTCGTCTGAGTGCTCGCCCTGCTTTGACCGTTCATCCACTAGCGCTACGCGTTCTAGTTGTTTTGTTGTCTGGTCCATTGGCTACCCTCCTAGTCTAATATGCTTTTAGGTATGATGTTAAAGCCGTCTACTTCGTTGATGCACTCTACGCCGCATCCGATGACCGCGAGTATTGGTAGCTTTTCGGCTGCCGCTGCTTGAGCGCCTGCGTCGTCCTCTGCCACTACGTACGTATGGACGTTGCCCTGCTCTGCTCTGTACAGATATAAACTTTTCTCTTTCATGATATCCTCCTATAATTGTTCTAACTCTTCCTTGGGAGCCTTTGGCTCTGGTACCTTATGTTTCTTTTCTAGTGCTTTGTACTCCGGAAAGTCCTTGGCCTGCACTCTGTCGAGCAGCTTTCCTATAAACCTCTGTTGTATGAGTATAACACCCGTTAAAGCTACGATTGCTACTGCCTCTATCATATCTGCGTCAATCCTCTCTTCTTGTTGGTCAAATGCTTTATTTGTTCCTGCACTCTACGTTGTAGAGCCTCCTCATGATTCTGTGGAGGACCTTGTGGCTCTTGGCCTAGGTTGCTATAGTACATAAGCCTATTGAGTACCTGCGTCGTAGCATCCACCTCGTCGTCATTCGTGCCATTAGGAAAGGCACATAGCTCGTCCACATATTCCACTACCCAAGGTGCTATGCTTGCATCCGGTAGATACACGTTGCCTGACTCAAAGGATGGTGACACCGCATTGGCCCTAGCTACCTTGCCTCCGTCCGGGTTAATAGGTATAAGCCCGGGTATGAGTGTCTGTAATATCTGGATGACCGCTGGTCCATTGGCCTTGTCCTCTACTAGCTTGGCCGACGTCTTAGGCCACTTGGATGTCATTTGCTCTATTGCGTAGCATGTCTCTGGTAGATTCATCCGCTCTTTTACCCTATCGAGTAGATAGTAGTTAGCTCCTCTCCTCCCCCATACTTGGCCTGCTACAAAGTCTGAGTCTGATTCGTCCTTGAACGCGCAGTCCCATGACTGGATATACTCGTCGTAAAACTCTAAACGCTCTGGGTAATACCGCATCCATGCACGCTTGAAGATATTTCCCTCTGCTGCTGTTGGTCTACCCTGAAATAGAGAGTTCCACACTCTCGAGCCTTCTTTTGTGAGGTAAACCTTTTTAAACTCCTTGAGCCATTCGTTGTCCTTGCCTAGCTCTACACCTAGCGCGTCGCCTACTTCGCGAAATAGTGGGTCGTCCTCTTCCGCCTCGCACGGTATGTTGATGTACATAGCTCGGTCGCCCTCATTCTTGAGGATACGTGCTACTAGGTCATCCTCGTGCCATCGTGTCATTACAATGATTACAAGGCCTTGAGCTTGCAGCCTCGTGCGTATAGAATTGAGCCATTCATCCCATACCCGCTCGCGATAGACTTCACTCTCTGCCTCTTGTCGATTTTTAACTGGGTCGTCAATGATGATAAGGTCTGCTGGGTTTCCTGTTATAGCTCCGCCTAACCCCCGGGATAGCATACCTCCTACGCCGTTCTCTAACTCCCACTCGGTCATACTCTGGGTAGACTTAGAAAGCTGCGCTCCGAATAGTTTAGAGCCAAACCTTGATACCTTCTCTCTATTCCTACGCCCAAACTTTTGGGCAAAGTCCTCGGAGTAACTAATCTCTATAACTCGCTTGGTCTTATACTTGGCGATATACCAGCTCGGTAGTGTCTCTGTCAGTGACATCGACTTGCCATGCTGTGGAGGCATTGATATGCAAAGTATTTTAGCCGGTCCTAGCCTTCCCTCTATAAAGTCCTGCACAATGTTGCAGGCGTAGAGAAGGTATGTAGCCGGTAACCATCTACCCTCATGTACATACTCTACATAATCCCAATAGCTCTGACGCGCTAGCTCCTCTGACACATCATTGATATTATACGGGTCCATTTCCCAACACCTCTTTAATCTTGCGTAGCTGCTCTATGCTTAATTGTGATTCTACCTTTACTGGGTTGTCTGGCTGTCCTCCTAAGTTAACGTCCTGTTTATTGGACCATGTGTCCTCAGCGTCCTGACTGTTGGTTAAGTTGAATATAACCCCACTATTATTACCTAACCTAGCTAGCTTTCCTTCCCATTGGTCCTTAATGCGCATCTTGGCTTCGAGCAATACTTCGTGGTACTCGTCTCTGTTATAGTAATTGAGTAAAGCTGTTCGACTGGTTAATCCAACTGCCAGCGCAAGGCCTGTCCATGTGTAGGTCTTAGGCTCTGGAACAGTCATAATTGCAGCGTTCATTCCCGTACCGACGAGCCTCGTTTCCATGTTTGTATCACATGCGCGAAAGTATGCGTCGACACGCTGCTGCATATCTTGTGCGTTCTTAATTCTGTAGCGTCCAAACTCTTTTTCCATCGATAAACCGCCTCCTTTATGGTACCTCTGATTATACTCTAAAAATATTTTCCATTTTGCAATAAATAGCTATTGACGCATTATGCGTCATATGCTATGATGTTGTTAATTTGATAGTTTCGAAGGAGGAAAACAAAATGAATTTCAATGATACTAGGAGATATTTAGACGGTAGGGCTTTTGACAACCTAGAACAAGCGGTTAAAAGAATAGTGCACATGTTCAAGGCGTTATCCGACACAGATGTGATAGTTACCGAATTTCTTGGAAATTACCAAGTGGAAGATATTAATTCAAATAATTACTTCGTGCTATCCTTTGATTTAAAAAATAATTATATAGTAGCATCTTGTTAACCATAATGGTCTGGGGGGGTTCGACTCCCTCCGATGGTTTTATATAGCCGACGGGCTCGAAACGTAGGAGGAATTTATATGACCCAAAACATGAAAAGGCAAATAATCAACGCGTTTTTAAACCATTATTACAACGCTGTTGATGAAGCCGCTACAAGCGTAGAGCTCTACTTGTTGGATATGTGCGAAGAGGAGGAGTAAAAAGTGATGAGACTATCGTACTGGGATTTTAGCTTTGAGAAATTAGAGAGCCATTCGTTTAAGACACTCGACGAGGCCGAGACATTCGCACGTAACACAAAGGCCCCAGAGAAAACCTCCCACATGTCAATATGTGGGATAAATTACTCTAGGACCTATCCTGCTCCAAAAGTTATTAATGTTAGGGTGTCCGGTTACCCTGTAGAAGTAGGTATCTTCATCCTAGACGAGTTCATCCCTTATCCTGAGTTCGCTGATAGAGGAGATACACCAATAGAAATAGAGTCGGCCCTACAGTATGAGGCCGACTTAGAAGGAGGATTATATGAAAGTATTTAAAACTACAGCACGTAAGGCGCACAAAGCCGGAAAGTCTGTATGGGTGCTACCTTGTAAAACTAGGGTAGAAAACGCTTGGATAATGGCCCACAAAGTCGAAGGCGACTTCGATAAATTTATTAATAGCTACAAATGCTGCAACAACGAGTTAGGCCGATATGCTGCCTACTACCTTAAAGATTAGGTCTATATCATAAATTAGGATTTCCACGGGGTCGAACTTTGACCCCGTATTTTTTTATCTTTTTTGATATACATCCTATCGAACACAAGTGTTTATCGGCCATCTGTCTGACGGTCAATCCATCCTTAACCATCTTACGCAGCTCTACCTCCGAAATAACAACCTCGCCTTGCTTCCATCGTTCTTTTACAATGGCTCTATGTACCTGATACCTAGATAGCCCTGACTTAGTAGCTATCTTATCTAGGGTGTGTCCCCTACGATGGAGGTACACCATTTGCGCCGGCGTCATAGCTTGACAGAGTCTAACACGATGCGTTGGTTGGTATCTTTACGTGTTAGAGCTTCAACTACCTTTTCCTCTTCGGTATTTGCCGCTATGAGGTGATGTATAATCACTGACGGCTCCTTTTGTCCTTGTCTGTAAAGTCTCGCGTTGGCCTGTTGGTACCACTCTAGGTTGTAGGGTACGCCATACCATACGATGATATTACCTCCACCTTGTAGGTTAAGGCCATGACCCGCCGACGCTGGATGTGCTAGCATCATTTTACATTGACCCGTATTCCATCTTTTAACATCTAACTCCTCGGCAAAGTCAAATGCTGCCATAATCGCGTCCTTATCGTGAATGAAATTATAGAACACAAGTATAGGTTTCCCATCGACTATCTCTTTTAGTGCTTCTATTTTCGCGTCGTGTACCTCTACAATACCCCTATCGACGTCGTAAACACGTCCATTGGCTATCTGGAGTAACTTATTGACCATTTGTGCTGGGTCACCGGCTGTAACGTCTCCTATGACCGAATCTCGTTTGAATGTCTCATAAAAGTCTCTAGGTATGTCCACCTTAATGATATTGTCTATCCTATCTGGCATCTTCAACCAGTCCTCCGCCTTAAGACTTAAACAGCAATCCGCGCATCGTATCATAGCTGCCTCATACGCCAACGGTCTAGCCTTGTAGGAGTACACGATACCGTTAGGACCCATCTTATCTGGCTCTAGGTACTTGTTTCTGAACTTACCTATACCATTCTCGAGCCTGAGCCCTTTATCGAGTAGATATACCTGACCCCATAAGTCCCCAAGATTAGAGGGAGACGGCGTCCCGGTCAACTCGATTATCTGTGGACCTGCTCTTAGTATCTTAGTCATTGTACGAAACCATGACCCAGTCGGATTCTTGAATGCGCTGCTCTCGTCGAGTACTACCACATTGAATGGCCACGGCCTCGAGAAGGTCCACTTGCCATTCTTGACTTTGATGTACTCTGACATAAGCCACGTTATATTGTTACGGCACATGACATACACGTCGTGGCGCTCCTCGAGTATCTTACGACGTCTAGCTGGCGTACCTGCTACGACTGCAACTTTCAAAAACCTTAAGTGGTCCCACTTCTGCTGCTCTGCTAGCCAAGTCTCCTCAGCCACTAGCTTGGGAGCTAGTACGAGTACCTTTGTGGGTAGACACTTGTCAAACACTCTTTCATTTATGGCCGTCAGCACTGTAACTGTTTTCCCTAGACCCATGTCCGCCCATAATGCTACCGGGCTGCCCTTGCCTATGAAGTCTATCATTTTTTGTTGATATCCGTGTGGCTTGAACTCCATCTTTTATCCTCCTCTATGTATCTGTCGGCCTCTTCGCTGGAAGCTACGACAATCACATTAGCTTTTTCTTTTCGTAGCTGCTCTATCATATAGACTTGTCTAGGTGATAGAACACCGTTAGGTTGTTTTAGTTCTATGAATACTACCTTACCTTGGTGTATGTGTATCCTGTCTGGCACGCCTGTGCATCCGGGGCTAACAAATTTTAAAAACAGACCTGTTAGCTTTTTTCGTAGCCTAGCCTCGATAGCTTTTTCTAGCATTTTTACCTCCTGTGGAACAAGGGAACAAGCGGAACAGCTTTTCCTATAGAGGTAATAATACCCCCTTTTATATTTCCCCATACCCTAGAACAAGGTATATATGTACTTATATCTTTATATATATATTCTTGTTCCTTGTTCCAGCTTACTATAGTATAGTGGATTTGGTGGCTTTGTTGACGGAACAAGAGTGGAACGAAAATTGGAACGAAAATTTTACGTTCCAATTTTCATTTTTACGCTTGTTCCAAAAATACCTTGTTCCTTAATTCTTGTTCCTTAAAATTTCCCAAACGCGCTGCTTCCCATAGGATGGATAACGACAAGATTTGCCCCGGCTTTCCAATAGGTCTTTCATACCGCGTAGCACGTTATTTAATTCGTATTGCTTCTTACGTGGGAAGTCTGTTAGCTGCCCTTTGTTTAGTACACAATGTATCTCTATCGCGGATATAACGCTCCGTATCTCGGTACCGCCTGCTGCGCCCTCGTGATACCAGATAGATTGCTCCGCTGGAGTCCATTCGTAGTAGTTCTTAGGTATCGGGGTACTAATAAAGTCTGTCACAATACCTACGAGACTTTCCTCCTCGGTATAGCTAGCCTGAATGTTCTGAGCTAGCTTGGCCATATCGTCGTCAAAGTACAATTGCTCGTCTAGCCTAAAATAGGTTACGGCCTCAGCCCATAATTGGTCCCGATTAAAGGTTTTCCATCTTTCCTCGTTCATTCCATCAACTCTGACCGGCCAAAACCTCCTAGAGCCTGTAGGGTCCTTTAAAAACGTATCCTCGTTAGTTGTCCCACAAAAGACACACTGTCTAGGGTTATCTAGCACGTAGTGGCCATACGCTGGTCTAAAGCTATCGACTTTACGAGTCAAAAAGTTTTTAATCTGCTCCTGCTCCTCGGATGACTTCTTTATAGCCGATAGCTCGTCCATACAGACAACCCAGTAACCCTTCACTTGCTCCGCCGAGTCTTTCCCGGATGATAACGAATTAAGGGAGTCGGTAAACCACTCCTCACCGCAAAGCGTACGAAGGAGAGTTGTTTTCTTCGTGCCCTGAGGTCCTACAAGTAATAACATGTGGTCAAACTGGATACCGGGCGTCATGGCTCTGGCCACGGCGCCGCACATCCATTTCCGGGTAGCAGCTCGAGTATATTCGTTATCCTCGGCTCCTAGGTAATCAATAAGCATTGTATCTATCCTAGCCACACCGTCCCATTCTAGCCCATCAAGGTAATCCCTAACGGGATGAAACCTATTGTCAAACATGCTGCCAGATAGGGCCGCTGCTATACTGCTTCTATTCGTCAAGTGATAGTTTTCCTCGAAATACATAAACAGTCGACTCACGTCGGCATCGGACCAGCTACCACCGACCCCATTACGCCATGGCAACATTGGGGATGCGAATATCCGGTCTTTCAGTTCGTTGTACTTGATACCGCCTCGAAGATTAGCGTCGTTCAATATTATGGTCAAACAATTTTTGATTGTATCTGATATAAAACCTTTACGGTCTAGGGTCAACTTACGCAACCACTCCCGGTCGTCCTCTCCAAATACCGCCGACGCCTCAGCCATAGCTGCCATGGCAACCTCTTGCACGACGTCAGGCAACTCACCTACAAGCTCGGTCATAGCTAGGTGTGATGGCAAGCTGTATATCGCCGTGTTCTCGCTAACCTTTTCGTCGAGCTTTCCATACAGATGTATCCGCACTAGGTCCCAAGCGTTACACAGTCTACCGCCGCATGGGTCCGTAGCATGATGGGAGTAGGTCCACGTCTCTTCATACACCACGACACCATTACCCGTTGAGCCGTCTACGTAGGTGTACCTACCCTCGCTACCGCCTACATACACGTCAGGCAGGAAGGTATCAATCGCGGCCCTGATGTCGTACACTCTACAAAATGCTCCTACGATACCCTTCTTGGTCCTAGGGTCCTCGGCCTTATCAGCACCGATGTGGCTTTTACGTTTCTTTTCTGATAGCACCCACATTGACGCGTCTAACCACTCGGGATGCAGCTCCATAAGAGCCGTACCGTCGACATGGCCACCTTTGAACTCTTCAAACACATACTCACCGTCTTGAGGGCACGACGGCCAATACATAAGCCTATGTGCCTCGTCCGTCGTAGGGTCAAACTGCTCTACACCTAGTAGACATGCAAAGTAATTGATAAGCGCTGGATACATGCTAGCGTAGATAGGTGTAGCTAGAGGGATGATTAATCGGAGCTTAGGAGCTGCACTTGTGTGACTATGAGTGGAATAGACCACGCCTGCGTAGCCAAGAGCTCTGAAAGAATCGAGTAGCCCCATATTAGCATTATCCGCGTCTAGGGATAACATGCTACGCATCTGGACGCTACCCTTCTTGCGCTCTCCGTTACGAAGCGCGCCTCCTACGAAACCTCCGACGTCCTTAGCTTTACCTTTGTCATCCCTAGACATCTTTTGGTACTCGGCCACGGTCTCACTCGTACGAGCTGGATTCCGCAACCGGTCTACGAACTTGTCCCACTCATATGAGTGAGGCTTCCAGTGCGTGTCGGTACGTCTTAAACCTTGATATACTGTTAACATAACTACCTCCGAAAATCACTTATTGGTAAATCTCCCATAATAGTGCGTATTTCCTCTTTAATATCTTTAATCTCGAGCACTAACGCTTCTAACGTTATAGCGTCCGTGTCCCGTAGCCTGAATTTCAATACCGCTAATAGTACATCCTCTAAATTTTGATAATATCTGGCTCCGCTTAGTGTCTCTTCTCCGAAGCCCTCGGAGTTCTCGTCCTTGTTGATTCCAACCTTTTCTAAAATAAAGTTGTTTGGGTCTGTTCTAAGATTGTACTTGCTGTTTAATCTAACGTTCATATCATATCCTCCTTGGACTTTTAATTACATTCGATGTAAAGCGTTTAGGTGTCTTGGCCCGGTATTGGGCCTGAGCTAATCTCTTTAGCTCGGCCATCCTAGCAACCTCGGCCTTCTCGGCCAAGTGCTCTGGGCAACTATCTTGACAAGCTGGGTAACGTTTGGGGCATTGATAACAACTTTTCATAAGCTAATCCTTCTTGTAAAATGAACTCTCGAACCCATCGGCTCGATGTGGCATGTCTTTTGCCCACTCGGGCTTGCGTGCAAATATCTCTTCCACTGCTCCCACGGATACGTCCATCGGGCAATCGACGACTGCCTCGTCGTGTACGTGGATTATAACCTCGTAACCCTCAGCCTCGAGTTGTTGTAACCCATAGCCGAGTAAATCCCTACAAAGGGCTTGTATGATGTTTTCCACTAGCTTTGGACCGTAGGTATCGATGCGCCCCCACCTATTAGTTTTTTGGTCTTGGCCTTCGTAGGTCAACTTCATTCCGCCGAACTTATCGTCAGGCAGCATCATCGGTCTAGGATAGGCTAACCGTCTACCGCTTGGTAGTGTGATAAACAAGAATCCTTTTTCTCGTCGAAACGCTAAGTTCCTTAATCGGTACGTCGTGTTAGGATTCTCTACCGCAGCCTTTGCCAGCTCATCCACTTGCCACCAAAACCTCACTATGGCCGGACTAGCGTCTCTCCAAGCGTATACCATCGACTTACGCTTGTCCTCGGGTATCGCGTTCGCGTAGTCCATAGCCGCTATGGCCCCTACACTCCCACCGTATCCACACGCCAGTTCGAGTACCTTCCCTTGCTGCCTTAACGGGGAGTGCTTGTCGATGGAGTCTATCGGTACTTTGAAGGCTGCTGCTGCCGACGCCTCGTAGATTTTACCGTGCGTCTTAAATACATTGAGCCTCCACTCCTCGCCGGCCATCCACGCAAGGCCTCTGGCCTCCACAGCGGAATAGTCTACGATGACTAGCTTGTTACCTTTAGATGGAATAATTGTAGTACGTATGAGTTGGCTCAAGGTATCGGCTACCGAGCCGTAAAGCATGTTCATCGTGTCGTAGGAGGTATTCTTGGCCATCCATCTGTCCATGTCAATGTCCTTTAAATAGTTCCTAGGCAAGTTCTGTGGCTGGAATACCCGACCCGCCCAACGCCCGGTCCTGTTTGCTCCGTAGAATAATAGAGTACCACGTATCCGGCCATCTTCGCAAGTAGCACCTAGTAGCGCATTGTACTTTTTGACACTTGTTTTACCGAGCTCTTGGCGTATTTCCAGTACTCGAGTGACGATGTCGTCGTCGGTTATTTTTATTAATCTTTTAACTTCATCCTTTGTAACAGTGGTAATATCTTCGTCGTCGAACTCTTCATTAAGCCACGTCGCCAACTGCTTTACGGAGTTAGGATTGTTTAACCCGGTCAAGTTCATGGCTTCGTTTGTAAGACGTTTTTTCATCTGGTCCACAATGGTTATGGCCGACTTAACTAGGTCTAGGTCAATGTG